GAGACCACATGCGGAAACTGTTGCGTCAATCATGGTAGCCTCTGCTCGCAAGGCGGGTGAGGTGTTGGGGGTTCGGTGTCCCGTAGATGCTGAATCAAAAATAGGTAACAATTGGTTTGACACACACTAGCATTGTGTGATATAATATATGTTCTTTCTTACTTCCATAGGAGAAAAGTATGAGTGAAGTATTTAAACTTGAAGATATAGAGTTGATGTGGCCCTTCTTGTATGAGCGCAACAAGCTCAGTGGTAAGTATCAAGTAGATATTGTCAACCTCGATGCGGATCAAGTTGATGCTATTGAGAAGACTGGGGTGACTGTACGTCAGGATGCGAACAAGCCAGAGAAAGGTTTCTTCATTACCTGCAAGTCTAAGAACTACGAGATCACACCTTATGACAAGAATGGTGATGTGATTCCATCAAGCATCAAAGTAGGTAATGGCTCTAAAGCTAGCCTCATGGTCAAGCCTTATGCGTGGAAATCACCGACTGGTCAGTCAGGTATGTCGTTGAGTATTGCCAAGTTAGTTGTCACTGACTTGAATAAGTATGAGGCACCTGAAGTCAATGAGATTGCTGAGGATGAAGAGACTCTGTGATCGCACTGATTGATGGCGACATCCTCTGTTACCGCATAGGATTTGCAACGCAAGAGGAATCGGAGGGCGTAGCTATCAGGACGATGGCTAAGTTCTTGGAAGACATGCTGATGTTTGATATCGACTGTTCAACATGGAGGACATACTTAACTGGCAGTTCAAACTATCGACATGACTACGCCATCACTGCACCTTACAAGGGCAACCGCAAGGGAGAGAAACCAGTACATCATGGTCTCTTGCGGGAGTACCTTCAATACTCATGGAACGGTGACGTGTACGAAGGGATCGAAGCTGACGATGCAATTGCAATTGAGGCAACCAAGTTCGGTGACGATTCCACCATCGTCTCCTTGGATAAAGACTTTGATCAAGTGCAAGGATGGCACTACAACTTTGTCAAGAGGGAAAAGTACTACATCACCGCAGAGCAGGGATTGCTCAACTTTTATATGCAGTTCCTAATAGGTGACCGCATCGATAACATCATTGGTGTCAAAGGTATTGGCCCTAAGAAGGCGTACAAATTACTCAGTGGACTGAGTGAACGAGAGATGTTTGATGTTTGTGTTGAGGAGTTAGGGAGCTACGACAGGGCTGTAGAAAACGGAGTGTTGTTATACTTACAACGCAAGGAGAATGAGATATGGAGTCCGCCAAGTGAAAACGCAGTCAGCGAAAGCGAAGGGGCGTAAACTACAACAGTGGACTCGTGATCAAGTTCTCGATGTGTATCCCCATCTGGAGGAGGATGATGTCAGAAGTACAAGTATGGGTGTTAGTGGCAGTGATCTTCAACTCAGCCCTTTGGCTCGCAAGTCTTTCCCGTTCGATGTCGAATGCAAGTCGCTTGCGAGAGTTGGAGTATATCGTTTCATTGACCAATGCAACAATCGAGGCGATGCACAGCCACTTGTCATCGTCAAAGAAAACAGAAGAAATCCTTTAGCTGTTGTTGATGCAGAGTATTTCTTTGAACTACTGAAGAAGGTTAAGCATGCTTAAACATATGGTCATACCTGATACGCAAGTAAAACCTGATCATCCAATTGATCACTTGCGTTGGGCAGGAGAATATGCCGTAGACAAGAAACCTGATGTTATCATACACATCGGCGATCACTTTGATCTACCTAGTTTATCAACGTATGATGTCGGTAAGAAATCGTTTGAGGGCAGACGCTACGTCAACGATATCAATGCAGGCATCGAGGCTATGCAAGAGTTCCTTGATCCTATTCGTAAGGAACAGGAAAGACTCAAGCGTAACAAGGACAAGCAGTGGAACCCTCGCATGGTATTCACACTTGGTAACCACGAGTATCGTATTGCTCGCGCTATCAACGCTGACCCTAAGTTAGAAGGGCTAATGTCCTTTGATGATTTATATTTAACAGAGATGGGATGGGAGGTCTATGATTTCTTACAGCCTGTGGTCATTGATGGCGTGTGTTATAGCCATTACTTTGTTAGTGGTGTTATGGGAAGACCAGTAAGTTCTTCTAATGCACTGCTGAATAAACAGCACATGAGTTGTGTCATGGGTCACGTACAGGATCGTAGTATCTCATATGCCAAGCGTGCTGATGGTAAGCGCATCACTGGATTGTTTGCAGGTATTTATTATCAACATGATGAGGACTACTTGAACCCGCAGACTAACGGATCATGGTCTGGTATCTGGATGTTGCATGAAGTAGCTGAAGGTACATTCGATGAGATGCCAGTGTCAATCAACTACTTGAGGGAGAGGTATGCCTGATCTAAGTTCTATGGCCCGTGAGTATCAGCTTGGCGGTAACCATTACACATCCAAAGACATACAACCTTGGGATGCAATGCAGTCATGGATGACTGAAGACCAGTACCGTGGCTATCTCATGGGTAATGTAATCAAATACATTGCTCGCTTTCAAGACAAAGGCGGGGTACTTGATTTGCAAAAGTGCAAACATTATCTTGACAAACTAATAGAAGTATGGTAAAATAGATGTTTACGCTTGAAGATATGAAGGATAAGCTCAAGCAGTTGGATGAGGTAACTTTGATGGAGACGTTAGAGATTACCTCAGAAGACTTAGTTGAACGGTTCGTAGATCGGATCGAACAAAAACAAGATACACTGGAGAATGATTTCGATGAGTCAACACCTTGGGATAACGATTGATTATGAAAGAGACAGTCGCCTCAGTGAACAAGCTATTACGCTTATGCGTGACTACTATATGCTTGATCATGAAACAAGTCCTCAACAGGCTTTCGCTCGTGCGGCAGTGGCTTACTGCGCTGACGATTTTGATTTGGCACAACGTATTTATGACTATGCCTCGAAAGGTTGGTTCATGTTTGCGTCTCCTGTCCTCTCTAATGCCCCAGAACCGGACGGAAAAATACGTGGCTTACCTATTAGTTGCTTCCTTACTTACGTGGGGGACAATCTTGATTCTCTTATTGAACATAATGGTGAAGTAGCATGGCTTTCCGTAAAGGGCGGAGGTGTGGGTGGGCACTGGTCAGACGTGAGAGGGATCAGCGACAAAGCCCCCGGACCGATACCGTTCATGAAAGTAGTAGACGCTCAGATGACAGCGTACAAACAAGGAAAGACAAGAAAGGGTAGCTATGCCGCATACATGGATGTATCGCACCCTGACATCGAGGAGTTTGTGTCTTTCAAAGTAGCCACGGGTGGTGATATAAACCGCAAGTGTTTTAATTTATTTAATGCTGTAAACATCACAGATGAATTTATGGAGAGTGTAATCAATGATACAGAATGGACCCTTACAGACCCAAGTACAGGAATTGTTAGAGAGACAGTCCAAGCTCGTAGACTGTGGCAACGAATCCTTGAAGCTCGCTTCAGAACTGGCAGTCCTTATCTTAACTTTATCGACACAGCCAGAAGAGGCTTGCCAGAAGCTCAAAGAAAACTTGGATTGTCAATTAATGGCAGTAACCTCTGCAATGAAATCCATCTCGCAACAAGTGAAGAACGCACAGCCGTCTGCTGTCTCTCCTCAGTCAACCTTGAAAAGTATGACGAATGGAAAACAAGTGGAATGGTTGGAGACCTTATCCGATTCTTGGACAACGTCCTTCAATTCTTTATTGACAACGCACCAGAAGAGTTGGGAAAAGCTGTATTCTCAGCATACAGAGAACGTAGCATCGGTCTTGGAGCAATGGGATTCCACGGCTACCTCCAGTCCAAAGGTATAGCGTGGGAGTCATGGCAGGCCGCAAGTGAAAACTATAAACTCTTTGGGGATATTAAACAACAGGCGCAGCACTCAACCTACCAACTGGCTGTTGAGCGTGACGAATGTCCTGACGGGCGTGGTACTGGTATTAGGAACATGCATTTACTTGCTATCGCTCCTAACGCTAATAGTTCTATTCTCTGTGGTTGTTCTGCCAGTATCGAGCCTCGTATTAGCAATTGTTATGTACACAGGACTCGTGCGGGGGCTCACACAGTACGCAATTCGTATTTGGAAACGTTACTTGAAGAGAAAGGACAGAACACTAAGAAGGTTTGGAAGTCTATTACGGAGGCTGAAGGATCAGTACAGCATCTGGAGTTTTTATCGGAGGTTGAAAAAGATACTTTTAAAACAGCCTTTGAGCTAGATCAGAACTGGGTTGTTGAGCACTCTGCCAAACGTCAGGAGTTTATTTGTCAAGGTCAGAGCGTTAACGTTTTCTTCCCTTCCGGGACAGACAAGGCTATTGTTAATCAGGTACATCTCAAGGCTTGGAAGGAAGGTCTTAAAGGTCTATACTATCTACGCACTACGGCAGGTGTCTCAGCGGAAAAGGTTGGGACTAAAGTAGACCGTAATGCACTGAAGGACTTTGAAGATGAGGAGGTATGCGTATCATGCCAAGGGTAGATAATCTCTTGCTACGGCTAGAGCTACTAAAGGATATAGATCCTTTCAACAAACAACTATTAAATGATTGCTATGATACAGTGACTGAACTGTCACAAAAACTAAACACACTGGAGAAACAATTATATGAGCTTGCAGGAACAGAGCAAAAGTTATAAACCATTCGCATACCCGTGGGCAGTAACATATGCAACAGAACATGAGCGTATCCACTGGATCGAGGATGAACTGGAGTTACAGACCGATGTCAATCATTGGAAGTCAGGGTCATTATCGCAGGAGGAGAAAAACCACATCACTCAAATCCTGCGGTTATTTACACAAACAGACGTGGCGGTTGGAACAAACTATCTTGAGTATTATATACCCAAGTTCAAGAACAATGAAATCAGAGCCATGCTCACAGCCTTTGCTTCTCGTGAGTTCATCCACCAACGAGCATACGCCTTACTCAATGACACTCTCGGACTTCCGGAAGAGGAGTTCACAGCGTTCTTAGAGTACACTGAGATGGCTGAAAAACTAGAGTTCATGGCTGATATTGATATGCATAGCGTTCAAGGTACAGCACTGTCTATTGCACGGTCAGTATTGAACGAAGGTATGAGCCTGTTCTCAGCATTTGCGATGCTCTTAAACTACCAACGATTCGGTAAGATGCCGGGTATGTGTACGGTTGTTGAGTGGTCAGTACGTGATGAGTCACAACACGCAGAGGGAATGGCTAAGTTATTCAGAGACTATTGTAACGAACATCCACGAATTGTTAATGATGATTTCAAGAAAGAAATCTATGAGATGTTTCGTACTGCTGTTAAACTTGAAGACAAGGTTATTGATCTTGCGTATGAGATGGGTGACTTGGAAGGGTTATCAGCAACAGATGTAAAGCAATACATTCGATACCTTGCAGACCGTAGATTACTGCAATTAGGTCTCAAGACAAACTGGAAGGTCAAAGACAATCCCTTGCCGTGGATGGAGGAGATACTAAGCGGTAGCTCAATGAGTAATTTCTTTGAGAAACGAGTGACTGATTATAATGCACATGGGCTGAAAGGAGATGATTGGGGATGGTAGTACAGTTTAGTTTTTGGCACGTCTTCGGATTGTCTGTTGAGTCTGTGGAAGCACAGCCCGTGTATGGCTGTCAGCGTGGACAATCAGAAGAAGACGCTACGATTTATTTCTTTGATGGTTATATATTTAACGTACCATTTGTAAAGGTTATGGTTGGCACCGTCTACGGACTTGCTGACGACTGAACCACCCTCCAGTGGATTGCCCCCGTAAGGGGGCTTTTTTATTGCTTGAGTTCTACCTGTTCTTCAAGACCCTTGGAAAGAATAATCTTATTATAAAATCTTTTTGCAAACGCTGGGTCATCTCGATACAACTCGCCAAACATTTGCTTACTTGCTTTACCCTTAAACTCTGTGATCTTCTGATCAAGAACATATCTCTTGCGAGCATCTGTTAAGTTTGCCCAACTTGGAGAGTTAACCAAAGCCTCTAGCACAGGAGTGACACGCTCAGCCGCTAGTTGTCTATATCTTGCAATCTGTTCGTTGCTCATATCCAACCCTTTGATCTTGTCACCAACCCTTCCTTTCGTATAGTTCAAGCGAGATAGCTCAGCCTGTACTGGTGATTGATCGCTCTCTGAAATAATCCCAAAGCCTGTGATTGCTTGGATACGATTAGTCTCACGAGGTCCGCCAAATAAACCATACTCTTGTGGGAGTTGCTCACGTAATCCGGGAATACGTTGCTGTAGTTTTTCAATTGGTGATGTCGCCTGACGCTCATACGGATCTAAGATACGAGCCGCTTCGTTCACAATTGCAGGAGTCAATGGACGCAAGAGTTGAGATGCAATCTTTTCATCAACACGAGCAGGATCAGTAACGCCTTCAAGTACTAATGAGAATCCTTCCATGAATGACTTAGATAGGATGTGGTACTTTAGTCCTACCATGATGTCCGTAAACAGATCGCCATACAGTTTCTTATCAGGGTTAGGATCATTAGCGTAGTCATCCATAGCACGCTTCAAATCACCTGCCAAGCCAAAGGCTGTTGCGATAGGCTCAATCCGCTGATAAGGTATCCATATATCACCAATCTTAATTGAGAACGCTTGCTTGCCTTGGTCTTTCCATGACTGAGCTTCTTCACCATCACGAGGTGCGCCTGTGACACGCCCTGCCGCATACAATGACATGATGCCTGCGAACATACCAAGCCCTAGAATCTGCCTAGGAATTAACTCATCGTTTGACATTTTTACTGGTACGCCACCTTGAGCATACTTAGGTCTAAATGCAAACGGTAAACCCGGCACGTATGTCACACCTTCTTTAAGAATGTTCCAAGGTGTCTTCACAAAAGGAACCATTGTACCTAATAATAATCTACGTGCCTCACCGATTGTATCATCACCTGCTTCTCCTTTAAGTTTTTGAATACTTGCAGGTAACCCATAGAGACGAGACTGGAATGTATTGTCAAGAGCAAACTCTCGGACTGTTGTGTACGGTAGCCAGTCTTTCTCACCATCACCAAACATCTTACCAAGCCTACGCTCCATTTCCCCAAAGTCATTGGTTATAACAGAACCTTCTTTCTTATAAGAGTCTAGCAACTCTCTGTATCGTACATCATCTGAGCCTGCTTCTTTACGAGCTTTGATAGCGGCCATTTGCGCTACCTTCTGTCGTCTAAATCTAGCCTTACCATACTCATCAATTGCAACAGTCAGTTTGGTTGGGATACGAACGACTTCACCGCCTTTACCGGGAATAGCCTTACGTACATAATCATACCCTTCATGTACATACGCATTGATCTGCTCAGGTGTTGGTTCAAACTCAGATAAGTCATCGACACGTTTTGCAAATGCTTCAGTACCTTCTTGCAATCCTTCATCTAATGCAGAACGTCTAGCAAATGCTTCAGCAATTGATCCTTTAACTTCTGCTTCAGTACGTCCTGTACCTACAGCAATTTCTTTTACTGTAGCTTTTACGTCAATAGGATACCCGCGAGTCCAACCAGTGCGGAAGTAATGTAGGTCAGCTACGAATCCTTCTGTTGCGGCTTGTAGCATTGCGTATGCTTCACTTAATGTACGATCACCTTTTGTAATCTTAGTCGCATCAGTCAATGCACCCACAGCATACACAGTAGGACGCAACACATTCTGTACTGCAATCGACAAGGCGTTAGCAATCGGAGTCATCGTACCTGACAAGTACCCATTAATGACTGCTTCTAATCCGTAGTCTGCTATTGTCTTACGTTTACCAATCTCACCAATAGCATCTGCTAAGGCAAGAGCTTCAGCGTCACGATCCAGAGTACCTTCAGGAGTAGGTTTAGCAAGTCGTTTAGCGGTTTCAATACATGCTTTGGACATTACCATTAGCACTTCACTCCAAACATTAATTCGTTAATGGTTTGACCACGATCTAATTGACCTTCTTGCAGGTTAATAAAGTTACGCATTCTACGTAGCTGTGTCATTGCATTAGAGATCTTAGTCTTCTGCGCAATGTAACCTGCGTTACCAATATAATTGTAATACTGAATATCCTGCATTACTCGCAAGCCTTCTTCACTATCGAGTTTACCTTCACGCATGAGAGCATTTAGAATCTTACGCGAGTCAAGCATGCGTTGTTGGGCTTCTTGAATCAGGGGTGTAATTGCTTCTAGCTCATCTGCTTTTAAAATGTTTTGTTCGTTATCAGCAAGCCAAGAAGCAAGATCATCGTAGTCTTGAAGGACTTTATTTTCTACTTCAATTGCACCATCGACAACATTGCCCCATGTGTAGCGTCCACGGGTTGTTTCATCACGCAGTCTTGCTAACTGCTCTGATGACTCTGCCTGTAAACGAGAATGAAAGTTAAGCTCTGCTTGCGTTGAACCTGTAATCTGCGTAGGTTCTTGAACAATTCCTTCAGCACTTTGTTTTACTGAGAATCGTTCTTGTTCAGGAACAGTCCGTCCAGTAAATGCACGTCGTACTGCTTCAGTTCCGGGAGCATCAGGTGAGGTAGCTTCAAAACGTCTGCCCGGTCTAACGCCTGTAGAGCCTACACCCGGTAATGGATCAAGACCTAGAGGTACACGAGGCGTCACAGGTTTATATTCAATTGGATTGATACGCTCAGCAACACGTAAGTTGAGTGCGTTAACTTCAGCTTCAATAGGCTCAGGTAACTTTTGTGCTTCTTGCCTAGCGGCTACACTAACAGCATTTAGATCAGCACCTGCTTCTTGTTGTAATGCGGCAAGGCGGGTTTTCTGTAATTGCGGTAGTTTATCAATACGTCCTGCATCAATAGTATTAATATATCGCTGTGCATTTGCGCCTTCTTTAGCTTCACCTAACTTCGCTTGTACCTTCTGTTGTTGAGCGACAATCTTATCGACTGTTGCTTGCGCTCTTTCTTTAGCGGCTACAGTCTTACGAGCATCTACAATCTTCTGGGCTTTACTAACTTGATTGTTCAATGTGTTTAAAGAGTTTTGCAGTATCTGTACTTCTTTACGAGGTAATGCCCTAGCCGCAAGAGGAATCAGTTCTTCTTTTAATTTAACAACAGGATTGAATGCACGGGCTTCTGGTGAGGGTACATCTGCAAGTTGACGGCGTGGCAACCCTTCTGCAAGTTTCTGTATGTCATCAATTGCACCAGTCTCTTGTAAGCTTTGACCAACACGAGCCTCAATAGACGCTAACTCAACATCATCAAGTGCGCTGAAGACTTCATCCTTGAGGTTACCATCTTCACGAATAGATTGAGGTACAACAATTCCTTCTTCATCGCCCTCAACTTTAACACTTGGGCCTTCAGAAACTCGCTGTAAAACTTTACCTGCAACACCACCAATTGTACCGCCTAAGCCCGCACCTGCTACAATGTTGAGTACAGCAGAGTCACCAAACTCTTCATATGTAGGTTCAAGTACACCACCTGCGGCACCACCTGCGGCTCCACGAGTGATACCTTGTTTAACAAGATTGGCTGACTTAATCAGTT